TATCCTGGCTAACAAGCTGGGTTACTGTGAAGCCAACGTGGTTAAGTATATATCGAGGTGGAAAAACAAGGGTGGTATAGACGATCTCCGTAAGGCCAAGCACTATATTGATATGCTTATTGAGGATGAAACCCATAAGGAGATGGGGTGAGGTCAGCACAGCACCCCCTCAAGGAGGAAAACATGGAGTGCTGCACTGCCTCGATTGTTTAGTCTTGTCTTTTAAGGAACTCCTCTGCTCCTCCGCCAAACAAGTTATACCACCAACGACCTACAATCGGAACGCTTCTTGCAACTTTCGGGTCTATAGGCTCTCCAGTAGCAATAGATTTCATAACAGAGACAGCATCTTTTGTTAAGTTTTGAATAGCCCCTATTGGCGGCGCAATAGAGTCAGAAATAACGCCAACAAAATCTCCTTGTTTTAGTCTTCTGTCTACTGAATACCTAGATACCATGAATGTTGCCATCATATAGTTAAGAAAATCATCAGGAATTCTGTCTATCTGAAACTCTCTGCCCTGCATCCAGTTCTTTGTTTCTTGAACTGTTGCGTTACCCATGCCAACAATAGCAGAATAAGCCAAAGCATTTTTTCCAGCTTTAGAGTAATTCCCTTCTTTTGCGTGTTTAATAATTGTATCGTTGATTAGTTCCAACTGCTTTAGGCCAAACGATTTCAAGGCATAGAATAATCTTCCGTTTGGAGCTTGAAGATATTTCAATGGAACTCCTGAAAGATTAATTGGCTGCGCTCCACTAAGCTCTGTAAACAATAATAGTTTTACGTTCTCGCTAACCTTTCCGCTCGACAAATCATTGACCAGACTGTTAAATTCTTTCCCAAACATACTTCCCCACTGGTCTCTGAGCTTTGCAATTCCTTCTGATGTTTTTGATAATTGAGTATTTCTATTCCAAGCAGACTGCATAGAAGAAGTTTTACCAAGTCTGTCAATATATCTAAAGCCGGAATATGTAAATACTTTATCAAGAACGCCAGCTAGTCTTGATGTATCAGAAAAGTCTTGAGATATATGTTGCTCAAGGCCATAGTCAGAAAGATTAACTACATTTTTTCCAGTAATAGTTTCAATTACCCCTTTGAAAGCATTGCGACCACCATATCTGTAAGCGTTGACAAACAAATCGCCAAGCTGTGTAGCTGCTGATATTGGATTTCCAAGCAATTCAATGTTAGTTAGCGATCTTATTGTTTTAACCCACTGCGCCGGAGATTGTTCCCCAGCGCCAAACCTTGCGTTAAGTATTGTCTTTAACTCTTCAACTCCATTGGCTGTCAACACTTTATCTTTTTGAAGTTGCTCTGCGAAAGCCCCAATACTATGCTCTAGATTGAGTTCTCCACGTTTTACTTTTGGCAATACGCCGCCCTTGTTAAAGAAATTATATTTCTCAACATGATTAACAACCTGGTCAATGTATTTCGATAAAGAATCTGTTGCACTATTACTGTAATATGGCATCAATTCATCAGTAACATTTTCAATTTTTCTTCCTTTGAAAGGGCCAGGCTTACCTTTTGGAAGATATTTATTGCTACCTGCAAGTAAATTCTCCATGACATTTTGCTTATGCTTATCTGTCAACTCACTAACATCTATACCAAGTATCTCGGCTTTTCTAGCTAACATTGATTTATACAATCCATGTTGATCTGTTAGTCCGTAGAATCTTCTTATTCCAGATGCGTCTAGCACGTTTCTTGGAAAGAACTCTCTTTCAGATAAAAATGGAATATCGTATGCAGTTGATTCGTCAGCATAATCATATATGTCTTTTAACAGAACCTTAACATCATCTAATGTTTCTTTAACTGTTGATGTGTATTTTTGCCCATTCTTTTTTACTGTAACTTTTTCTATTCCATTGTCTAGAGCCAACTGTTCAGCGCCATCATAGTCGCCATTGTATAATCGTTTTGTAAACTCGGCTCTTGATGCTTTTGGCAGACTTTTTTCCAATTCTGTAAAATTAGACATTCTATTTTTAAAATTTGCGGAATTTGCTCCTAATGAAAATTCAAATTTATGAACTCTTCCCCATAGACCTTCGTCTAATCTCTTTAGTCTTTGTGATATTGTTGAAATGTAATCTCTGTATAAAGATGTAATCTGACCTGAATTGCTTTCAAAAGCATTTTTCAATTCATATAACGCATTGCTAACTTCTTTTTCTGGTATATCTATTACTTCTGTTGCTTGGCCTATAGCTTTAGTAACATCTTTATAATCAAGGTTAAGTCTTTCAGACGCAGCAATTAATAAATTAGAATCCTGCAACCCTTCATGCTGAAGCTCAATGATCTTGCTGTTTATAGAATCTATAACTTGATTTGCTTTCTTTTGCTGACCAGATGTTTTAGCTGAGTTCATTGAACTTCGTAACGCTTCATACCCTGGCTTTATAGATCGCACAGCTTTATCTATAGCAGGAGCTAATACAGCGCCGCCAGTAGCAGAGACCGCTGTCATCAATGGGTCTATCCTTCCTTCTTCTGCTAATCCTCTTGTTGCTTCATAGCTGCCACCAACAAGACCGCCAATAGCAGCCATAGCCTTTGGTGTTTTGCCAACAGGAAGCAGTGTTGTTGGGTCTAATAATGCTTTTGAAAAAGCGCCAAAAAATCCAGGAACTCCAGTACCTTCTTGCTCAGAAAGTCTGCTTAACTCAGGATACTTTTGCTTTTCACGATCTGCTCTTACTTGTTGTATTCTTTCCCTGCGCTGAGAAATAGACAAGTCCATAAAGTCTTCTCCGTACAATTCTGTAGGAGATGCGTAAAATCCATGACCAGATTCACCAGCAAATATATTTCCAACAGGAAGCAGTGACTCTAAAAGAAGCCCTGCGTTTTCTGAAAAAGTTTCTGTTCTATCAAACTCATATTTAAATTTTTCAAGCGCAGAAAAATCATCCATCTCTCTTTGTTTAGATTGATATGGAATACTATTGTTCTTAACGTATTCTATTATCTGCTCTTCAGTTGCACCCTCTGGATGCCGAACAGTAATTATCTCGCCAGACGGACTTTTGACTTTTGTTTCAGGCATTACAAATCTCCAACATCTTACTAATCAACGATACGCCAGCCATCATTTCCATTATTTGTTTCGCCGTCTGTATTACTTAAACCAGCAAATTGTGATACATCAATACTTCCAGATATAATTTTTGCTTTTCCGTTTTCTGATTTATAAGTATCTTTAATTGCTTGCTTTGCTTGAACCAAAGAAATTCCATATTGTTGGCTGATTCTATATATTAAATCAGCAATATCACCTTCAGATATTTCTTGTGTTTTATTCAGCCAAGCAAATCCCGTACGTTTTGTCGCTACAATTTCTTGTAAAATAGGCTCAAGTTTGACATCCTCAATTAATCTTTTTCTTTGATCGTCAGTCATTTGTGTTGCTTGTTCTGGCTTTGTTCCAACACTAATTTGCCAAGCAACTTCACCAGTGTCTTCGTTAATGCCCATAATAACTGGCGTATTCGTTGTAGCATCAAAAGTATTTCTAATATCAATTTTTGGTTGTTCTTGTTTAGTTGATTCAATAGCAGTTCTCAACAATGACTCAGATACATTTGGCCCTTGTAACAAATCTCTATATGGACTGTTAGCAGGAAGTATATTTCTAATAGCTTCTAACCTGTTGTTGTATGATGTTCTTTCTTGCTCAGTTCTAAATCTTTCTTGTGCAGCTATGTTTCTGTCTTCTGCTGTATTGATAAAAGATTGCAACCAAGATGCTTCTGCTCTTGCTTCTCTATTTTGCTCTCGTATAGCTGATGCTTCTGCTCTTGCTTCAGCCGCATTTTGTCTTTGAATTTCACGCTCCCTATCTGCAATCTCTTGTTGTTTTTCTACAGCAGCAGCTCGTAATGTCTGAGCTTGTGCAGGAGCATATTGCTGTATCGAATTGGCAAGGTTAATCATCCCTTGAGGAGTAGAGACATCAGCGGTTCTAAGCAAGTCTTGAACCTTCTCAGACTCAGACCTGACATCAAGGCCAAGCATACCACCAATACCACGGCGCAGAGATTCCTGTCGCTGAGGCATATTCATCATTAAGGCAGAAACCAAAGGAGCTTGAGTTCTGGCTAGACCAGTCAGACCAGAGGTCAATTCACGGCCTTTCAGTATGCCTTCTTGGAGCATACGCTGCTGCCGTTGAGCAGGAGTCTCAATAATGTCTTGAAACAAAGATTGTATGTTGATAGCCATTGTTAGTTCCTATAAGTAGACTATGGTTCCGTCAGCCATTATCCGAATAAACTTTTAACTTGTTCCCAAGATACATTAACACCTTGTTGTAAAAGTTTGCTAAACAAAGACGCAGCATCTTGTGCTGACGTAGCTTGTTGCTGTTGCTGACCACCCTTTAACAAGTCAAA